CAGAGCAAGTAGGAGCAAACTATCGTTACCTTTGTCAATTGGTTAACCCAAGTGCTACAGCTACATTATCTGCTGGTAAAGCAGTTGGAGACCTTTGGGCTCAAATGTATGCGCCAGTAGGAGTTGACTTCTCTCGTGGGAATGCAGCTAACTGGGAAACTCCAGGTAGAGTACGTAACAAAATTGGTACTATTCGTAAATCATACCACATGTCTGGTAACGCTAAAGACTTTGTAGCAGAATTCACTCTTCCTAAGAAAGGTGGCGGATCTACAAAACTTTGGATGGACTATGAAGAATACACTCACATGCTTAACTTTAAAGAAGAATGTGAAATGTACTACTGGTACGGACAAAAAACTTACAACGCAAAAGGTCAAACTCAAATGAAAGATGAGAATGGTCAGCCAGTTGTAATTGGTCCTGGTCTTTTAGAGCAAATCGTAAATCGCGATACTTACTCTACTTTGACTGAGGCTAAAATTAAAAATATTATCGGTGACTTATTCTACGGAATGTCAGACGCTAATAATAAGCAAATTACTTTGTACACAGGTACAGGTGGTGCTCGTGAGTTCGATGAGGCTCTTAAAGCTCACTTCTCTGGTAGTGCAGGTGGTTGGAAAGTAGGTGGTGAAAATCGTTTCATCACAGGTTCAGGTCGTAACTTAGGTTTAACTGGTTACTTTACTTCTTATGAGCATGTAGATGGTCATACAGTAAATGTAGTTAAATTACCTTTATTCGATCATGGTCCTATCGCACAAGCTCGTGCAAAGCATCCTGTTACAGGTTATTCTCTTGAATCTTACCGTATGGTATTTGTTGATCAATCTAATTACGATGGTCAATCAAACGTACAAATGATCTCTAAGAAAGGTCGTGAGATGATGAGATGGTGTGTAGCTGGTTCTGTTGTACCTCGTGGATTTGACTCTGGTTCTGCTAGAGCTTCTGACGTGGACGGTGCATCAGTACATATGTTGAAAACAGCAGGTATTATCTTAAAGAGATTTGATACTTCGCTTGACATCACATGTGTAGCTGAATAATAAGGCGTTAATCGCGTGTCTATATATTGGTTTTTTGGTTGAGTTGTGGGGGAGTAATCCCCCACTTCTTTAACTTTTAAATAGAGGAACGTATTCTTTGTACCTCACCCTAACAAGTAAAGAACATAAAATTATGAGTAAAAAAGTTTTTATTAGACGTAAGGAGATTCACAATCACTTACCAAAGGAGATACTAGCTGAGGCTGTATCAAAATTAAGTAGTGTTTATGTAAATAGACAACCACTTAAAGGGTTTAACCCAACAGATGAAAAAAAATATTTGAACGGAATTTTAGATGTTTCACCAGATCATCCAGATTGGCCAAAACATTCTAAACTATTTTGGGCAGAAATGACAATTCCTGTAGGATTTACAGGAGTTGAATTAGAAATAGGAACACATGAAAATGGAGATCCTATTAATATAATGGATTTTATAAAGTATAATTTCGCTATTAGACATCCTCAAGTAGGAATGACTGAAAACGAAATGAATGCAAAAGGTGGTAGATTTTATATCTACGATACTAATAGAGACGAACTGAAACGTTTCAATGATATTCAATTACGAAAAGATGCAGATAAAGAATATATCAAAGTATCTTCTGATTTGAAAAACATGAAAAGAATCTTACGTCTAATGAGCAAAAATGTCAATCCTGATACTTTGACTCATGAACAAGTAGAAAACGCCTTATATGATCTAAAATCGTCTAATCCTAAGAAATTTTTAAAGATAGCTAAGGATAAGAATTTAGAAATGAAAGCTGAGATAGATGAAATGATCTCTTCTGGAGTTTTAAGACGAATTGGAAATCAAGTTATTTTTATAGACGAAGTACTTGGTGAAACAATGGATGATACTGTAGTCTTTTTGAAAAATAAAAAGAATTCAGGAAAATTAACAACTTTAAGAGCAAAACTTAAAGAAGTAGCAATTTAAAATGGAATAATATACTAATGAATATTGAGCAAATGCATTTGGCGGTTCAGCAAGGAGTGGATAAAATTAATTCATTCCAAGCTGATACGCTTTTATCTGAAGAGATTGATTTTGAACTTAATAAAGCTATTGATAAATTTATCAATCTTAAATATGGTAAAAACAATGTATATGGTAAAGGTTTTGAAGAATCTCAAAAAAGAATAGATGATTTAAAAGAACTAGTTGTTACTGAAAAGTTAGAAATTAAATATGATGATGTATCTGTAAACAATTCTTTTGTTTATGCATCTGATACGTTACCAACAGATTATAGATATTTAATTAAAACTTTAGTTACTACTGCTTATGAAAGATCTTGCACACCTTTATCTAAAAGAGAACAACAATTACAGGATCCAATTACAAACCAAGTTAGAAAATTAGGATCTCTTAAAATTGTTCAACAAGACGATATTCACACGTTATTAAATGACCCATTTAATACAACTAAAAAAAGTAAACCTTTAGGTATTTTTGAGGATGGTAAAATACATATATACACTAATGATATATTTATAATAGCCAACCTAAAATTAACTTACATAAAAAACCCTTCTAAAGTTTCATTATCTTTGGAAGTCGATTGTGAGCTTTCAGAGCACACACACCAAGAAATAGTAGATATGGCAATTAGCAGCATCTTGGAAGGTATTTCGGATCCAAGATACAAGACTCAACAAGTTGAGTTAGGTAAAAACGAATAAAGTTAAAATATATTTATAATTTAAATTTTTGTCAAATATGAGACAACTTATTATTGGGGCTGACGTTGCTGGCCCATTTACTAGTGCAGCTGAAGGATCAGTTTCTCTACAATACATACAAGCTTCAGGTGTACCTGCGTTAGTAAACGCTGCACAAGCTGCTAAACTTCTAACTGGAGATATGCAGTTTAGATTTGTACGAAGAGGAGCTTCAGATGCAGAAGCTGAAGTAGCTTCACCATGGCTTAAGCCATCTGATGTTATTTCTTGGACAGCTAAAACTTATAATGCTGGTCAAAAACAAATTTTAAAAAATGACTGTGATGTTGCAGGTACTGCAGGAGCAGAATACATTTACAAAGTAATTCTTACTACTTCAGGTTACGAACCTTTTAAACGTTATAGTTTTCATGCAAAATGTGGAGCTGATGTATCAGCATCTGCAGTCGCTTTAGAGCTTGTTATTCAAGCTGCTATTGATGCTGGAACTCATCCAGAATTACATGATGTTTCTGTAACAGCTGGTAATAAAATTAATCTTACATTAGCTGATGGGGAAAGAGGTGTAGTAGTTGTTGACCCTTTAGACTCTGGATGCGCTTGGTCTAGAGAGCCAGAACAAGCTTTTATATTCCCTGTTGGAACTTACACTAAGTTATTAGCTGAAGAAGTTGAGCAACAAGGTCGTGAATGGTCAAACTATGATCGATACACTGCGCTTCCAGATGAGAATAAGACTTATGCAGTTTCAGGTGAGACTTATAATGAATATTCAGTTCGATTTAAAAATTCTGCTGAAGGGCAAATTAGAGGTGTAGATAATATACGTGAGATTAAACTTGCTATCCCTAATGCTGCTGGTACTTACTTAGATGGTGGTAGTAATGCTGACTCTGGTGAGACTTTTGAGCACATTGTAGCTGCTGCACTTGGTCTTGACAGATTAGAAGCTAACGGAGACTAATCTTAATTAACATAAAGGATGTAAGGGGACTGGTTCCCCTTATACCCTTTTTTTAAATTTACACTATGGCAGTTATAATGAACCCATCTCTTAGCGGAGATTGTAAAGCAATGATTGTATCCTTCCAAGGATTAAAATCTAACACAAAATACTACGTTGATTTAAAACATGTTGAAACTGGAGAAACTTTTACTCAAGGCTCAGTTCAGGCTGATGCTGATGCTTTTTCTTGGAGTGGTTTAACTAGTGGAGGAGTATACGAAGTTTGTTTAACAACTCAAACCCCTACAGGGGAACCTTATGAATTAAAACGGTATGTAGTGTCTACATGTTCTGTAGATAAATGCATGGTTCTTTTAACTGATCAATTATTAAGCTGTGATTGTACATCACCAGCTTGTTCTGCTTTATTACAAAAAGCTCAAAAAATATTATTACTAATTAGATCTTCTGAAGCTACAGCTGCTAGGATTACTAGACCAGAAGATAATGTATTAGTTACTGATGCTCAAGCTCAGTATAAAAAAGCTGTTCAATTCTGCGATAGTGATTGTGATTGCGGATGTTAACAATATAAAGGATCTTAAATAATGGCTATAGTATTAGCAAAACCATTTATACATAATACCGGTATAATTGAAATTCAACCTAGCGACAGAACTGGATATGATGCTCCTATACTTGGAAAAGTATATAAGTTTGCAATTAATGAAGACGGTAATAAAGTTTTAACTCAAAGAACTTTAGATTTACATAACTGTTATACAGATGGGTTACAACATGTTCGTATTAAAATTGTAGCAGACTTAGGTTCAAATAGATATGGATGTACAATATTATACGGAGCAAAACTTAAAAAATGGCCATGTACAGATCCAGATGATACTCAACTTACTGTAGCCTCAGATTCACAAAATATAGATCGTCCAAAAGATAGTTTAAAAAGTTCTTTAAAAACAGATTTATTACTTGAAAAACCAACATCTGCAATACCTGCAGGAACTCATTTAGTACAACTTGGTTTTGTAGTAGGTACTGGTGAAGTAAAAGCAGAAAATTTTACTCCTATTGCATCTGATTATGACTCTTATGCTGGTCGAGTTGTATTTGCTGAAGATCATAAAAAAGGATGTTCAGATGAATTAGCATACAATTATAATCGTTTAGCTGGTCAA